CCAGGCGATCGCATACGACCCTGCCGGCCCCTATCCCTATGCACTTATGTATATGGCCGCGCACGGCCAAGCTGGCAGGCCGGCCTAGGCGCTCGCATGGCCCTATGCAGCAGAGCTAGGCGTCCAAGCTCTATGGGCCGCGCATGGCCACGCTAGGCCGGCCTAGGCGCTCGCATGGCTGAAATGCCGACCATGCCTATAGGTCCGATAGGGATAGAGGGGTACCCCTGGGTCAACCCCGGTGGGGGGGGTAGCTGTATATACATAGGCCCCCCCCATAAATTTTTTGCCCAAAATGACTTGATGCCTTATATGCAAAGCAACGGAGAACTGGGCTGATGGGCGTTGACGTAGCGAATAAGGGCAGCTTTAGCCTAACGGGTCGCAGGAGCCGTGGCCGTATCAAGGGCAGCACGACGAAGAGTACGATAGAGGCGCGTCAGATGATTGCCAGTTTCATCGATGGCAACTCGGAGCGCCTGCAATCCTGGCTGGATGAGATCTACCAGGAGGATGGGGCGCGTGCAGCCTTTGGTGCGTTTACGGACCTGATCGAGTATCATGTTCCCAAGCTGGCTCGAACGGAGCATGTTGGTGCCAACGACGGTCCTATTGAGATCCAGATGAGTTGGGCGGAACCTAAGTGATGGCTTACAGTCGCAATGAGATGCTGCAAAACCAGTTTGCACAACTACAAGCCACCAATCAGAACATGGGCCAGCAGCTCATGCCCAATAAAACCACGGCGGATATGGATGGCGTGTCGCCCTATGCGCTGGATAATCCGGACCCGCAGATGCCGCAGATGATGCCAACGATGCCACAGCGTAACCCAGCTCCGGTGCCGAATCCGCCTATGGGCATGAATCCGAATCCTATGGGTCAGCCATACCAACCTAATCAAATGAAACAGATGTACCCTGGCATGTTTGGAATGGGTCAGCGTCGAGGCTACTAGGTGGCAGTTCGTGAAGTAACGCTGAACTATGCGCCTCGCAGGGCGTTTATGCCGTTTCATAATCGCACGCAGCGGTGGGCGTGTTTGGTGGCTCACAGGCGTGCTGGAAAGACGGTTGCGGCTGTTAACGAGGTTATCAAGGCTGCGGCGTTGTCTAAGGGGCCGAACCCGCTTTATGGGTATATTGCGCCGTTTCGTAGTCAGGCTAAGAGCGTAGCTTGGGACTATATGAAGGACTTTGCGCGTCCGATTATGAAGTCTGCCAATGAGGCGGAACTTACCATTGAGCTTTTGAACGGTGCCAAGATCCGGTTGTTTGGGGCGGATAACGCTGATGCCATGCGTGGTCTGGGCTTTGACGGCATTTATATGGATGAGTATGGGGATTTCAGGCCGAGTGTCTGGGGTAACGTTATTCGCCCTACGTTGTCGGATAAGCAGGGGTGGGCGGTATTTGGGGGTACGCCAAAGGGTAAGAACCAGTTCTGGGATGTGTACCAGACGGCTCGGTTGGACCCGAACGAGTGGTTTAGTTTGACGCTGAAGGCCAGTGATAGTGGCTTGCTGGCGGATGAGGAGTTGGAGGCTGTTAAGCGCCAGATCTCTGAAGACCAGTACATGCAGGAGTACGAGTGCAGCTTTGAGGCGGCGATTCTGGGGGCGTACTACGGCGTTGAGATGCGTCACGCGACCGAGCAGAACCGCGTTGGCAGGGTGGAATATGATCCGAGTTTGCCGACCTATACGGCGTGGGACTTGGGGTACCGCGATGATACGGCGATCTGGTGGTATCAGGTGCTACGCAACGAAGTGCATGTGATCGACTTCTACGCGGTGTCTGGCGCGGACATTGATAAGCTGTGCAAGAAGATCAAGGGCAAGCCGTATCACTATGAGCGGCATTTCCTGCCGCACGATGCCAAGGCCAAGACGCTGGCAGCGCAGGGTAAGAGCATCATTGAGCAGTTAGGCGCTCAGTTGGGCATTGAGAACATGGCTATTGTGCCTGATCTTGGTGTGCAGGATGGCATCCAGGCGGTGCGTACAACGCTTACGAAATGCTGGTTTGACGAGGAACGGTGCCGCGATGGCATTGAGGCTTTGCGCCAGTATGAGCGGGAATACGACGAAGATAAGAAGGCGTTCAGATCAACGCCAAAACATAATTGGTGCAGTCACCCGGCAGATGCGTTTAGAATGCTGGCAGTTGCATGGCAAAACGCGCCAGTTTCGAACCCAGCTAACGCATATCGCCCACTTATCGTTGGCCCTGGGAACGAAGCCACTCTAGAGGATATGTGGGCTAGTAATAAGAGAGCGCGGAGAACAAGGCTATGAGCGGCGTAAATAACCCATATCGCTATTTTTATGAGCATGTTGCAGCCAGTCAAACTGCGCAGGTGCTTGGCACTACGGGCGCGGTTGGCGATTACATTCATCGTTTGGTTTGTACCGTTACGACTGGCGCAACGGGCAACGTTGTAATTGTAGACGGCACCGGAACAGGCATTCTGACGCACACGGTTGTCCCTGCCAGCGCGTCTTTGGTCCCCGGCGTTTATAACGTCGAGCTGAACGCGGTTTCGGCTAACGGTGCGTGGAAGATCACGACCGGGGCTGGCGTTGAAGTCATGGCTGTCGGCATCTTTACGGCTTAATGCGATGAGAAAGCCCGGTCTGTATGCCAACATTCTAGCGAAACAAGAGCGGATCAAAGCTGGCTCTGGCGAGCGTATGCGTAAGCCGGGTGATCCTGGTGCGCCGACTGCTGGTGCGTTTAAGGAATCCGCAAAGACTGCAAAGAAGGACTAAAATGACTGCGGCTTGGACACGCAAGGAAGGCAAGAACGCTGCCGGCGGCTTAAACGCCAAGGGCCGCGCTTCCTATAAGGCTGAAACGGGCGGAACTCTAAAGCCTCCTGTTAAGGCTGGCGACAATCCTAGGCGTGCGTCCTTTCTAGCGCGTATGGGCGGTATGCCCGGTCCAATGGAGAAGAACGGCAAGCCTACGCGGTTGGCGTTGGCGTTGAAGGCGTGGGGCGCGTCTAGCAAAGAAGATGCAAAATCTAAGGCTGCGGCAATTTCCAGCCGCAACAAGTAGTTAAGAACGGACATCCAATGGCTTACGACACGCAAAAGGTGCCGACCGTTCAGAAGTGGCTCAATGTCATTTCTAGCTACAATGGCGAGTTCAAAAAGTGGGAAGCGCGGACGGTCAAGATCATCCGCCGTTACCGTGATGACCTGCGTAACAGCGGCACGACGGGCTATGAAGCGGCTCGGTTTAACATCCTGTGGTCAAACGTGCAGACCCTGGTGCCGGCGGTGTTCTCGCGGATGCCCAAAGCCGATGTAAGCCGCAGGTTTAGCGATAACGACCCTGTTGGCCGGGTGGCGTCCCTGCTCATTGAGCGGGCTTTGGATTACGAGATCGAGCATTACCCCGATTTTCGGGCTGCTATGAAGAACTCGGTTGAGGATCGGTTCCTTGGCGGGCGCGGTGTGGCCTGGGTGCGGTACGACCCGCATATCAAGAAGCAGGACATGCCAGAAAATGGATGGCAGATCACTGAGGACGTTGAGGAAGAAGATTACGGCGACATTCAGAACCAGACCGCTGGTATGGAAGAGGAGCCTGAAGAAATTGAGTACGAATGCGCTCCCACTGACTACGTTCACTGGAAGGATTTTGGGCATACGCCGGCGCGCACCTGGGAAGAGGTAACGGCTGTTTGGCGTTGGGTCTATATGTCCCGCGAGGCGCTTATTGAGCGGTTTGGCGAGGAAACTGGCCGCAAGATCCCGACCAATGAAAGCCCCGAGGGCCTGACCAAGTACGGTCAAACGGGCAAAACCAACGACAAAGCCAAAATTTGCGAGCTATGGGACAAGGAAACCGGCAGGGTCTATTGGCTTAACGAATCCACGCCTGAATTGCTGGATGAGAAAGATGATCCGCTGGATCTGGACGGGTTCTTCCCCTGCGCCAAGCCACTTTACGCCACAACGACCACCGACAACCTGATTCCGATCCCTGATTTCATTCTGTATCAGGACCAGGCCAACGAACTAGACATCCTGACCGACCGTATTGACGGTCTAATCAAGGCGCTTCGGGTTCGTGGTATTTATGACGCCAGCCAGCCCGCTTTGCAGCGTTTGCTGACCGAAGGCGACAATAACACGCTGATTCCGACCGATAAGTGGATGGCATTCAGCGAAAAGGGCGGTCTGAAAGGCTCAATTGACCTTCTGCCTCTTGATACTATCGCCAGTACGTTGATCCAGTGCTACCAGGCGCAATCTAACGTTAAGGGCCAAATCTACGAAATTACGGGCATTTCGGACATTATTCGGGGCCAATCGGCTGCGTCCGAGACGGCTACAGCCCAGCAGATCAAGGGCCAATACGCGGGCCTACGGCTTGGCGCAATGCAAGAAGGCGTAGCAATGTTTGCTACGGAACTGCTGCGTCTGAAGGCTCAAATCATTTGCGGCAAGTTCCAGCCAGAGACGATCCTGGCTTATGCTGCGGCGCAGCAAATGAGTCCAGAGGATCAGCAATTGATCCCGCAGGCTATGGAGTTGCTCAAGAGCGAGCCGCTGCGTGCGTTCCGCATTGAGGTTGCCTCTGACAGCTTGGTGAAGCTGGATGAGCAGCAGAACAAGCAAGAGCGCATGGAGTTCATTGGTGCGTTCTCCAACTTCCTGCGTGAGGCTGTAACGGCTGGTCAACAGGTTCCTGAACTGACGCCGCTGATTATGCAGGTGCTGAAGTTTGGCGTGGCTGGCTTCAAGGCTGGTCGCCAGATTGAAGGTACTATTGACGTTGCGATGCAACAGCTTGTTCAGAACCAAGCGCAGGCCAAGGCTAACCCGCAACCCGATCCAGAAGCAGCCAAGATGCAGATGGAGCAGCAGGCAGCTCAAATGGAACTTCAAGCCAAGATGCAGATGGAGCAGGCCAAGGGCCAAGCTGATATGCAGATTGAGCAGATGAAGGCTCAAATGACGGCACAGTTAGAGCAGTCGCGTCAGCAGCACGAAGCCCAGCTCAAGATGCAAGAACTGGCTACCAAGGAGCAATTTGATCGCTGGAAGGCGGATCTGGACGCGGCGACCAAGATTATGGTGGCGCGTATCTCGTCTAACCCTGGTGCAGATATTCCGCTTCTGGAAGTGCAACAAGCTGCGGCTAATACGCTTACTAACGAACTTGGCGATAGCGTTCGTAACGCTATGAACCAAATGGCTGAAACTCATAACAACATGGCAAACATGCACGGTGAATCTATGCAGAAGCTGCATGAGACGCTTCAAGCCCTATCAGCTCCAAAACCCACTGTTTACGGTCCAGACAGCCGCGCATCTAGCGTAGAGCTTCAAACGTAAAAAATAAGGTAACAATGTGAGCAAATACAAAGCCATATTCGATAAACAGGGCCTTCTGGCAGAGTTTGAAGACGGGGAAATGGTCTATCTGCGAGAAGAATACAGCCCGCCTGAAAAGTCAGATTTGGCTTCCCCAATGATTATGCGGGACATTCAGCCTTATCAGAACATGATTAACGGCGGCATCATCACAAGCCGCAGCGAGCATCGTGAATTGCTCAAAAGGCATAACTGTGTTGAAGTCGGCAATGAAAAGATGCAAACGAAGATTGCCGCTACACCAAACAACCGCCGGGAACTCATATCAAGGCAACTTGGCGATATGAGTGACAAGCAAGCTAACAAGGTTCTGAAGCAGCTAAAAAATGGCATTTAAGGAATGACTATGGACACCCAAGAGTCAGCCGAATTCTCTGAGGAAAAGGTTGATCGACGCGACCTGCTTTCTGAGCAGTTTGACGAGATTGGAAGCGAATCTTCCGAACCGGCAATCCAGTCCGCACCTGCCGAAGAACAAGAAGAAGAACCTATTTGGTCAAAGCCGCCTTCTAGCTGGAAGCGCGACTACCACGAACCCTGGCAGAGCGTAGATCCCAAGGTCCGCGAATACGTTTGGCAGCGCGAAGAAGAAATGCGCTCCGGCATTGAGCCTATGAAGGCCAAAGCTCAATTTGCTGACCAAATGAATAAGGCTATGGAGCCTTATCTACCCACCATTCAGGGGCTTGGTATTGACGCCCCTACCGCTATCCAGGCGCTTATGCAGGCGGATTATACGCTGCGTAACAGCGCGCCTAACGAAAAACGAGCCTATCTGGCACAGCTTGCAAGCCAGTATGGTATCAATCTCGGTGATGTCGAATATGACCAACAAGTCAATCCGATTGACCCGGCGATCTACGAACTCAGAAACGAACTAAATAACGTTCGTGGAGAAGTCGTAGGGTGGAAAAGGCAGCAGGAAGAAGTCCAGAATCAGACTCTGCTGTCTGAAATTGAACAATTCGCCACCCAAGCGGATTATTTTGAAGATGCACGCCCAACCATGATTCAGCTTTTAAACGCTGGTATGGCTACGGATCTTCAAGACGCATACGAGAAGGCAATTCGCTTTGATCCGAACCTTTCTGAGCAAGTGCAGCAAAGCCGACAAGCTGAAGCTGACGCGGCCAGAAGGAAAGCCAATAATACAGCGGCTAAGTCGGCCAAAGCGGCGGCGGTTAGCGTAAGAAGCTCCACACCCGGATTTCAACCGACTACCAAAGCGCAAGACAGGCGTTCCATGCTGCTCGAACAATTTGACAGTGTGAGTGAACGCTTTTGATGAACCCTTGATAAGGAGCTAACTATGGCTTTTGCCAACAGCTCGATCAGCGACATCATTGCGACTAATATTCAGAGCCGCACTGGTGAGCTGGCCGACAACGTTACGAACAACAACGCCCTTCTGCGGCGTTTGAAAGACCGGGGGAACGTAAAAACGTTCTCGGGTGGTAACGTGATTTTGCAAGAAATCATGTACAACGACTCGACCACGAACAACACGAATAGCTACAGCGGCTATGAAGTGCTGAACGTGTCCCAAAACTCGCCCATTTCTGCGGCGCAATTCTCCATCACGCAGTACGCTTCGGCGGTGACCATCTCCGGTCTGGAAATGATCCAGAACACGGGCAAGGAAGCCATCATTGACCTGCTTGATGGGCGTATGAACGTTGCAGAAGCCCAGCTTGCCAACCGTATCGGTGGCGACATCTATCTGGACGGCACCGGCAACAGCGGTAAGAACATTACCGGCCTGGCTGCGGCTGTTCCTGATGCGCCGTCTTCCGGTACTTACGGCGGTATCAACCGTGCGACCTTCACGTTCTGGCAATCCGTTTCTTTTTCGGGCGTGACAAACGGTGGTTCAGCTACGTCTGCCTCGAACATCCAGCAGTATATGGATTCCGTGGCCGTCCAGCTGATCCGTGGTACTGACAAGCCGGATCTCATCGTTGCGGACAACAACTACTACCGTCTGTACCTTCAGTCGCTGCAATCCATCCAACGCATCTCGGACTCCGGTTCGAGCATGGCTGGCGCTGGCTTCGCTTCGCTGAAGTATTACGGTGCTGGTATGGCGTCGGACGTTGTGCTTGATGGTGGTATCGGTGCTGCCTCCACGGCGAACCACATGTGGTTCCTGAACACCAAGTACCTTCAGTTCCGGCCCCATGTGGACCGCAACTTCGTGCCAATTGGCGGTGAACGCCAAGCGGTTAACCAAGACGCCATTGTGAAACTGATTGGCTGGGCGGGTAACATGACCTGCTCGGGCGCTCAGTTCCAAGGCGTTCTGATCGCTTAAGGGAGCATAGGAAAATGGCTTATACTTTCGACGAACCCAAAGCCGGCCTGCTCCAAATCGCTAACACCGATACTGGTGTTACGATGGCGAACGGCTCCTCGGCTGTCCCGACTCCTCCTGCCGTTCTCGGCATGGTGTGTCGGGCTTTTGACCCAACTTACGGCGAAGGCGAATTTATCCTTCTCCTAGGTGTTGCCTCTACGGTTGTCGGTTCTCTAGTGACCTACAGCACCACAACTTACCAAACCGCACTTTCGCCCAACACGGCGAACCAAGCGCAGCCGGTAGCTGTGGCAATGTCGGCAAACACCGCTGGCCTCTTCGGCTGGTATCAAATTGAGGGTCTTGCCGTTGTGAAGAAGACTGCGGTTGCGGTTAACGCCAATGTCGCTGTTTACCAATCAGCTACCACTGGGCGCATTATGCCTACGGCGGCTTCTGGCAAGCAGCTCCTGGGCGCTCGTAGTGCTAACTTGGCTACGGTTGCCTCTGGCGTTTCGACCGTTATCGTGTCGATTAACCGTCCGCACATGCAAGGCCAAACCACCTAGTGATTCTATCGTCAAACCTTGATGAGAAAATTCCAATCGTGTGTAACACGGAGGATGATGTCATTTTCAGCAACATAACTGCTGCTGTAAAACGTCATCTTCCGTGGCTTGGGATGACCGAGCCTCACGACAAGGTGGCTGTAATAGTAGGGGGAGGTCCTTCCATGAGGGGCCTCCTTCCGCTTATCTCAAAGCACAAATCGTCTGGGCATACCGTCTTTGCCGTTAACGGGGTTATTCCAAGCCTTTTGAGCGCGGACGTTACACCTGACTATTTTGTCCTTTTAGACGCCAGGGAAGACAATCTTTCCTTTTTGCACCCTGACCTACCAGTTCATAACCTAATCGCTTCCCAGTGCCCTCCCAGCGTCTTCAGGGCGCTAGAGAAACAAGAAATTACGCTTTGGCATCCGGCCTACCCTGGAATTGCAGATTACATTGGTGACCGTGAGTGCGCCCTTATAGGCGGCGGGACTACGGTTGGCCTTCAAGCCATGAGCATTGCCTTTGCAATGGGTTATCGCCAGATCCACCTATTCGGTTTTGATTCCAGCTATTCCCACGTTGGGGAAGGCCATGCCTACGCGCAGTCGGTTAACGACAATGACCCTCGCGACACATACAGGGTTGGCAAACGCGAATATGTTGCAGCGCCCTGGATGGCCCGCCAAGCGGTAGAATTTCAAGAAGCGGCTCGCCAATTGGCTGATGCTGACGCTGAGATCTACGTTCACGGTCACGGGCTTCTGCCGGCAATTGCACGCGCCATGTCACAGCCACCAGAGGAAATCTCTGAAGTGGATAAGTACAAGGCGATGTGGGGCATTGACAGCTACAGAACCGTAGCCCCTGGCGAAAACTTTGCTGACGAATTTATTGACATATCCCGCATTGGGTCTGCCAACAGCGTCATTGATTTTGGCTGTGGCTCTGGTCGCGGCAGCAAAAAGATCTACGAAACTACCGGCTGTCAAATAATGCAGGTAGATTTTGCGGAGAATTGCCGCGATGCAGACAACGACTTGCCGTTTGAAATTGTTGATCTTTGCGAACCCATAATTGGCTTAAAAGCAGATTTTGGCTATTGCACCGATGTTTTGGAACATATTCCAACCAACAAGGTTCCTGATGTCATTAGGAACATCATGGCTTGCGTGGATCAATGCTTCTTTAAGATCGCCATGTTTCCAGATAATATGGGCGCGTTAATTGGGCATTCGCTTCATTTGTCGGTTTTTCCGATGGAATGGTGGGAAAACCAATTTTCAGATTATAAGGTTTTGCATGGGCAATGTGACAGGGACACCCCTTTCCCGTATGCCACGTTTTATATTAAACGAAACTTGGCTTAAAAAGGACATTCAACATGGCTATCCCTTCTCGCGTTCTGGCCTCTGGCAACTCTGGTCTAGCTACTATCTCCATCTGCGGCGACGGCGCTACGGGCCTAGTTGCCGTTGGCACCACCCAAGCGACGGCTCTTCAGCTCTCGGCTGTCTTCAATGCAATCACCACCTCTTCCGCTTCTACGGGCGTAAAACTGCCTCCGTGCGAAGCCGGCGCTATGGTGTATATTTATAATCTTAGCGGCCAAACCCTTCAGATTTACAGCAATGGCACGGAAACGATGAACGCGGCTGTTGCTGGCGCTACCGGGGTTGCTCTGGGCAACACCAAGACTGCAATTTGCTTTGCCACTTCCGCAACGACTTGGGCGGTCACAGCCGCATTGAGTTCAACGTAAGGATTAAAAATGCTTGATAGCGATCTCTCAAATGCAGATGCCCATCTGCATGTGGATTTTTACGAATATGATCGCGACCCCTACAAGGGTCAGCCGTTCGTAAGAATTATGGTCCCTGGCGACAAAACGAACGTCATCGACCAGCCTGTCCGAGATCATCATAAAAAGCGATTCCCTCGTCAGTGGCTTGCCTATCAGATGAAGGATCAGATCGACACTCCTCTGATTGGCACGCCGCTTGAAAAATGGAATGACGAACAGCCTGACGCCTTTGACGAAATTCAAATGCGTGAGATGCAGATCCTGAAGTTTCAGACCGTTGAGCAAATTGCTACAGCGTCGGATGCACAGCTTCAGCGGGTTGGCATGGGGGCGGCTGGACTTCGCGAAAGAGCGCGTGGATACCTTACTGGTAAAAACACTAGCCAAGCCGCTAAGGATTTGGAACAGACCCGCAAGGAGCTAGACGAACTCAAGGCTCAAATGGCTGAATTGCTGGGGCAGCGTAAACCGCTTGGACGCCCGCGAAAAGAGGACGTGAATGTCAAGTACGATGCTGCAACTGGTGACGCAGGTCACCAATGAGTTAGGCGTTCCTACACCGACTTCGGTTGCTGGGAATCCAAATCAGGACGTGGTACAGATCCTGGCGCTTATGAACGCCACAGGGTATGAACTTCTGCGTAAGGCTGATTGGCGCGAACTAACTAAGCCGTACTCGTTCTTCACGGACTACACGACGACCACGGGGACTTACAGCACATCTTCCCGTGTGATTACGGGAATCCCGTCTACCGCCGGCCTTGATACGACATACATGGTGGTTGGGACGGGATTCCCGAATGCGACGTTCATTGAGAGCGTTGACTCTTCAACGGAGGTTACGACCACCAATTTCTCAACGTCCAA